GCGAAGACGACGCACGAAGGCGATGTGTCCGTGACTGTGAGGTTCGTCGATGGCGGAGATAATTCTTGACATACCAAAGGCTCATCCCGCACAGGCGCAGATAGACGACTGCACCGCTAGGTTCATCGTCGCGGTCTGCGGTCGAAGATTCGGAAAGACCTCAGCGATTCCCCGCAAACGTATCAAGGCTCTTCTATCCGGTAGACCTGGTGCATACTTCGCTCCCACGTACAAGATGATGTCGCAGTTCTTCGATTCGACGAAGAATTTACTTGCTCCGATAGTGGCGCACGTCAACAAGTCAGAGCATCGGATGGAGTTCATCGGTGGCGGGTCTCTGACGATGTGGTCGCTCGACAATCCCGATTCGATTCGCGGTCAGAAGTACGCATTCGCGGACATCGACGAGGCTGCGATGGTGCGCGACCTCGGGAACGCTTGGAACGCTGTCATCCGTCCGACCTTGACCGACTACGAGGGCGACGCCGCGTTCTGGTCTACACCTAAGGGAGCAGGCACATTCTTTCACAGCATCTATCTACGGGGCTTGGGCGACCATCCCGAATGGAAATCCTTCCAATTCCCGACCTCATCGAATCCGTTCATCAACGCGAAGGAAATCGACGCGGCGCGCGAGGAACTGCCCGCGGAGATATTCCGTCAGGAGTACTTGGCGGAGTTCGTCGCAGGCGAGGGTCAGGTCTTCCGGAACATCACGGCGAATCTCACAGCCGAGCCTTGCACCGCGTCGGATCACCGAGGGCACACGCTCGTTGCAGGTGTGGACTGGGGACAGGTCGCGGACTTCACCGCCGTATCGGTCATCTGCACGGATTGCAAGACCGAGGTCGTGTTAGACCGTTTCAACAAGATAGACTGGGAGTTCCAACGGGCGCGCATCCTGTCGATTCTCAACGAATGGGGCGTGAAATTCGCGCTTGTCGAAGAGAACAGCATCGGAAGCCCGAACCTCGAGGCGTTGCAGAAATCATCGGACAGAGCCATCAAAGGATTCCTCACGACGGCGCAATCGAAGCCCCCGCTCATCCAATCGCTCGCATTGGCGTTTGAGCAAAACGAGATAAGGTGGTTAAATGTGGCGACAGCCACCGCGGAACTAGAGGCTTACGAGGCGACACGGAACGAGATGACGAATCGAATCGCCTATTCCGCACCGAAGGGGATGCACGACGACACGGTGATTGCCCGTGCGCTTGCGAGGGAAGCTATCGAACAGAAGAAAAACGCTCAATGGCAGTTCAGCCAGTTCAGGTTCTGATATGGAAAAACAAAAAGACTTTGTCGGTGCGACACACCCGGAATACTTCACACAACGCGTGAGGCGCGAGCTTTACGCCGATGTTATCGAAGGCACACTCAAACTGCGCGAGAAATCGAAGCAGTACCTCCCCAAGTTCCCCGCCGAGACGGATGACGACTACAGGTTCCGCGTCGAGACCGCGACCCTGTTCAATCTGACGCTGAAGACGCGGAATATGATGACGGGGCTTGTGTTCAAAGACCCGGTAACCCTCTCGGCTGATGTAGCCGATGAAATCGAGACGCTATGGGAGGACATCGACAACGCGGGGACGCACGGCGATGTCTTCTGTCGCAAGGTGTTCGAGTCCTCGTTCGAGGGCTATTCCGCGATACTGGTCGACGCACCGATGGCGACGGCAACGAGCCGAGAAGAACAGATACGATTCGGACTGCGTCCCTATTGGGTACACTACAAAGCCGANGACATTTGGAATTGGCAGTATCAGATCAACCCGTCGAGCAAGCGCAAGGAACTGAGCCTCATCGTATTCCGCGAGGTTTCGCTCGAGTCTGACGGCGAGTACACATCCGCACCGGTGGTGCGTTTCCGCGTGTTCCGTCTCATCGACGGCATCGTCAACTGGGCGTTGTACCGCGAGCAGAGAAGCGCGGACGGCAAACAGATCGAATACATCACCGAGGGTGAGGGGACGCTTCCGCAGTTGTCGCAGATACCGGTGGCGATTGTCGCCGAACTCGGAGCCGACCCGCTGCTTCTCGACATCGCAATCAAGAACATCGAGCATTTCCAGACCTATTCCGATTACAAGTCGCTGATTCACAAGACCTGTGTCCCGATTCCCGTCGGCAAGGGCGTCGAGTTGATGGGTTCCGACCGAATCGTGGTCGGCGGTTCGACGATGATACAGACCTCCGCAGATGGCGGATTCGGATTCGCAGAGGTGGGCGGTTCGTCGCTCAATGTGACCCGTCAATCGCTTCAGGACAATCGCGACGACATCGCGATGATGGGACTCTCGCTACTTGCAGACAAGACCGCGCGCGTCGATCTGACCGCGACCGAGGCACTTCTCAACAATGTGGCTGAGACCTCGGAACTGAGGATGTTCGCGAGGCAGTTGCAGGATGCCATCGAACTCGCGCTCGGATTCACCGCGGAATATCTCGGACTGACCAAAGTTGAGGGCGGTTCAATCAGCCTCGGCACACAATGGGCATCGCAGGAGAATCAATATTCGATGCAACTCGACGACCTGTCGAAACGCGCCGATATCGCCAACAAGCTGATGGGGCTGATGTCTCAGGAATGGATTGTGCGGTTCCTCGGAGTGACCAACGAGGACGAGGTAAAAGAGATGCTCGAGCAGATGGCGGGCGAGATTCCGCTCATCATCGAGGGCGAGGAGATACAGGTCGCGCCCGTTCCGACGATACCGGCACGGTCGACGCTTATCGAAGAAGAGGAGATTTAACCCTAAATGTTCGAGCCAGAGGACGAACGGAACTTGATCGAGGATATGCAACGGGGAGGGCTTGCCCTTCTCGTTCTTCTCGGCATCCGCAACACGGGTCAGCGCGTCCGATTCGACCGCAGGCGCTCGCAGTTCATCATCGACGGTCGTCGCATCAACTACCAAACCATACAGAGACTGCTCCGTCGCATTGGGCTGATGATGCGGAACGATATGCGCGAGGTCACGAACAAGCTGTTCGAGGAGGAAATCGGTCTCGACGAATGGGAACGCACGATGGATCGCAAAATCACCTCGGGTCATTGGGCATCTGCCGCGCTAGTCTTGGGCGGAATCGGCATCGCTGCGGCTTCGGGATTCCTTCGCGACAAGATAACGCAGGAGAAGAAATACGCCGACGGATTCAAGCAGGACATCCGTGACGGCAAGTCGTCGAGGGCGCGTTCGGTCTACCGCGCGGGCAGTTACGGCGACTCGATGCGTGGCACGGCATCGAACATCGAACAGGGCGAAGCCGTGAAAAATGGCGCGTTGCGTGCGTATCGTATACAATTGGCTGATGAATCGTGCCCCGGTTGTGTGGATTACGGGGGCTTTTGGATGCCGGTGGACGAGATGCCCGAGATTGGGAGTCAGGACTGCGGTTCTCATTGCAAGTGCATCATCATCTACNAGTACTAGACAGGAGGGACACAATGACCACNNTCGTTCGACGAGTGCGAAAGGCTCGTCAATTCCGACCGACAGGAAGACTACGGCGAACCGACCGCGAATCTGCAACGGATCGCGGGAGTCGCATCCACAATTCTCAACAAACAACTTAGTGCTAAGGACATCGCCCTGATATTCGTGGCGGTCAAACTGTGCAGGGAGGGAGCGAACCACAAGCGCGACAACCTGCTCGATATGGCGTGTTACGCCGAATTGATTGACAGACTGGAGGGGAGAGAATGAACAACAAGCAGATACAGGAGAGACGGGCGCAGATGGTCGTCATCGCGCAAGACCTCGAGAAGAACGGCACACCGACGGCAAAGATAGTCAACCATCTCAAAAGCGAATACGGCATCACGGAGCGCGCAGCTTACGGGATACTCAAGACCGCGAGGGAATCCGCACCCGACGGACTCCAGGGGGATGAACATCGCAGGCAAGTCCGTACCGTCTACGATGCGGAAGGCAAGATAAAAGCTCCAATGGGTCAAAGCCCAACAGGACAAGGGAGCGGAGGCTATCAAGGCGCTAGTCGAAGACCTCAAGGACGATATGCCGAGATTCAAGCCCGTCAAACGGTCACCGGTGAAGATGGAGCGCGACGATCTGCTTGCCGTCTATCCGATGGGCGACCCTCACTTGGGGCTTCTCGCCTGGGACAAGGAATCGGGCGACGACCACAACCTCGAGATAGGTGAACGCGAACTGTGCGAGGCTGTCGAGCGGTTGGTGCATTCCGCGCCACCGTGCAAGGAAGCCATCATCGCCAACCTCGGGGACTTCTTCCACGCCGACAACCTGATGGGCGAGACGATGAGGTCGCATCACAAGCTGGACACCGACACGAGATGGCTCAAGGTCTTGAGGGCGGGCATACGGGCGATGATTCGTTGCATACAGTCNGCACTCGCCAAGCACGAGAAGGTCACGGTCATCAACGCCATCGGCAACCACGACGACCACAGTTCGATGATGCTCTCGACCGTGCTTGCCCATCTGTTCGGGGACGACCCGCGGGTGGACATCAACGACGCGCCCACAATCAAGCATTACTATAAATTCGGCAAGGTCTTGATCGGAGTCCATCACGGGCACACCATCAAGAAGGACAGACTGCCATTGCAGATGTCATCGGACAGACCGAGGGACTGGGGCGATTCCGAGCATCGCTATTGGTTGACCGGTCACATCCACCACGATTCGAGGCGCGAATACGACGGGGGCGTTATCGTCGAGTCGTTCCGAACGCTCGCAGGCAAGGACGCTTGGACGGCACAAAACGGATACTCATCGGGACG